AAAGCGATTGCAAGCGGTTCATCGACTTGGCATACTTTCGGAGGTAACGCTATCGATGCGGTGTTTGGCAGTGTACAATTCATTGCGGCGGATGGCGGGATCGATGGACTTACTGTCCCTTTGCAAATTACTTTCAGGGTCTCGGAAGATGACCCCACGGAGCTTCGGAACTGATGCTGAAAATCACAGTTGATGAAGCCTCAATCCGGCAAATGAAAATCAACCTTGGAGCGTTCGGCGATCACTTGCCAAGGCACTTGGCTACAGCAGTCAATCGGACTGCAAAGACTGTCCGAGTCCAAGCGGCCAAGGCACTCAATCCGCTAGTCAATCTCAAGCTTTCGAGTGAGAACAAGGGAGTAGCCAAACCGATCAACAAAGCGGCAACGCTCAAGAAAACGATCAAGCAAAAGAACAAAGCAGAGCCCGGAAACGCAGGCGTAACCATCGGGCTTTGGGAAGGTCATCACTTCCCGGTTCGGATGAACGAGGCTAAGTCCTATAGCAAAAAACGACGAGGTAAAAGGCAGAGTCTCGGCGTTCAATACAAGACGCACATGGGCGGCGGGTGGACGGTCATCTCCGATGGGTTCATTCAATCGCGATGGCGTGGCGATGTTTATCGGCCAGCTAGCGAAGGGGCCAGGAAGCTTGTTCGGGTTCTTAGCAAGCGACCCGGTGACTACTTCCGAGAAGGCAACATCGGGACGATTGCAGCAGATACAGCAAGGGAGCGACTCCCAATTGAAATCAATCGGAGGCTTAGAGAAATCATTCTTGCGGCCAGTGGACAGATCAAACTAAGAGCATCAAGGGAGCTAGGTAAATGACGCTACTGAAACGCAAGCGAGTATTGGCGGCAAAGATCGAGACTACACCGGGAACGGCGGAGGCTCTGACGGCATCCGAAGCAGCGTTCAACTGCTATGACATCATGATCCAAACCGAAACGGAGCTTGAGGCCAGGGAGGGTCAAGCATCCTTCGGGATGCGTGCTTCCGTTCCAGGCAACTACAAGGGCAGGCTCACATTCAAGCATGATGCGTCTTGGGATGGTACGGCTACCGAGCCATCATGGGCCGATACGTTTCTTCCTGCTTGCGGTTGGGTCAAGTCGGGTCAAGTGTTCACCCCTCGGACGGAAGCCCCAGGGACAAACGTAAAGACCCTTACGATGGCTGTCTACATCGACGGAGTGCGTAAGCTTTTGCGAGGCTGCGTTGGGACGTTCAAGATCAATTGCCCAACTGGGAAAGCGGCGTTCCTTGAGTTCGATTTCATGGGTGTTTGGGAATCGCCGACGGATACTGCGATCTTAGTTCCAACCTATCCGACAGCGAGCCCATTGCGGTTCGCATCATCGACGACGACATGGAACAGCGTTGATCTTGCAGTTGAGAACATGACGCTCGACAGCGGAAATACGATGATGCTTCGGGAAGATTCTAGCAACGTCGCAGGGCTCAAGTGCGGATTGATTACCAACAGGCTCATCAAGGTCACTGGTAATCCTGAGGCCAAGCTTGTTGCTACCAACCCGGTTTACGCCAAGATGCTTGACATGAGCGAACACGCTCTGACTTGGGATCTCGACGGGCCTACCAACAGCAAGATCACGATCGCTTGCCCGAAGGCTCAGATTGTCGGATTAACCGAAGCTGATCGAGAAAACATGGTCACTGACGAAATCGAGTGGCAAGCGAATCGAAACGGTTCATCCGTTGACGAAGAATGCTCGATCACCTTTACAGCGGCAACTTAATAGGCATCGGAGGTAACGTGCCAATTTTCTTGGAACCAGATCAAAGCTTTTCGGTGGTGCTTGCATCCGACAAGGACAAGCCCATCGAATCGCGTCCAGTGTTTCGCGTCAAGTCTCAATCGATGCGGCATCAACGCAAGCTACTTGAGGTTATCGAGATCATCCACAAAGATGGCGTGACTGTCGATGAAATCTTCGATGCAACCATCGAGCAACTAAAGAGAGTTGTTTGTGGTTGGTCGAACATGGGGCAACCGTTTAGCGTCGATGCTCTCGATGAACTCTTGACGTTTAGCGAAGCCAGAGAGCTGCTTTCGTTGTGCGCGTACAATCAACGAATGGACGACTCCGAAAAAAAAGACTGAGAGTCGCGGCATTGATACGGCAGGGATTGCTCTGTCGGCATTGCAGCGACAAAGAATGCAAGGACAAAGGGACGAGCCATGAACCGATCGAGATCGAATGCACAGCTTGCAACGGTGGTGGGTGCGATCATTGCGATCAAGGCATCTTTCGGATTGAGGGCTGCCCCAATCGATATTGCGATGGACTCGGGCAATTCGTCGAGTTGGTTGACCTGTTCGATGAAGGCCTGCCACCTGTAGCGGGTGGGGCTCTGGATCAGGCGGTTAGTTTCCTTGAAGCGGCAAGACGGTTTAAGAACGAAGAACAACGAGCAAAATCGGAGCGTGCATAAATGGCAGGCGATGCAGTCAAGATCGTTATAGCGGCGGAGGATAAAGCATCCGCACAGGCGATGTCGGCTGCCAAGAACATCGAGGCTTCCGTTAAGGGCATCAAGGAGACTGGCCAAAAAGCTAAAGCCTCAACCGAGTTCATCGGTATTCTTGCTGGTCAACTTGGCGGCGGTCAGCTTGCGTCGGCGGCTCAACAGGTCGCAGCTATCACAGAAAAGGTCGGCCAATTTGCCGAGGTGCAAAAGCTCGGCGGGGCAGGTGCGAATCTGTTTAAGGCTGGTCTCGCGGCTCTCGTTGGCGTAATGTCGTTTCAGCTCGGCAAGTCGATCGGCGAAATGATCTTCGGAGTCGAGGAGGTCAAGGACGCGCTTACGGAAGCAACGGAGGATGCTGATAGGTTTACGTCAGCCCTAAACGAGCTCTCTAACAAGAAGTTCGGCGAAACCCTCGAAGATATTTCGCTTGTTCGAGATCCAAAGGCCAAGCAGCAGGCGGCTTATGATGCTTTCCAAGGCATCCAAAAAGAGCTCAATAAAGCATACGATGGTATGCACTCAAGGCTAACGCAGATTGATAAACTCAAGTCTCAATTCGATCCGTTCGGCGGGAACACCGACGCGATCAATCAATTGCAGATAGAGGCGAATTCTCAGGTTGAAATCATCAACAATCTTGAGAAACAAAAGCAAAAGATGGGCGAGTTGTTCGGGCCAAGATCGTTGGAAATTCAGGCGATCAAAGACAGGCAGAAAGCAGAGGACGAAGCAGCGGCAAAAGCCAAGCAGATTAAAGACTCGGCACTTAATCAACTGAAGAAAGCCAACTTTCAATATCTCGAATTGACGAAGGGTATCGAAGCATCAAGGGAGGCTCAACTTGCCGACGAGGGAATCGTTGGTATCGATGCCGAGCGAATCATCTTGGCCGAGCGCGCAGCGGACATCGCCAAGAAGAACGCCGAAGATAAAAAACGAGCCGACGACGAAGAACAAGCAAGGCTCAAGCGGGTTGCTGACTTGCAGGCTAGTGAAACTCAAAGACTCGAAGAACAGCGGATCCTATTGACGCAAGGCGAAGAAGCTGCGAATCGATTTAGGCTTGTCCAAGATGGACTGTCGGAAGATGCAGCAGCTAGGATCGCAGCAGAGCAATCGGCATTAGACAAGCAAAAGAAACAAAGCGAACTAGCCAAGAAGCTTTCCGAGAAGCCTCAATTGATGGCGGTCGAGCAACGGCTTGTGATGCGCGGTGCTTCTGAGGACATCCAAAAGGATATTGCATCCAATACACTTAAGACGGTCGAAAAGCTCGATCAAGTAACCGAAGCAATCAAAGCGATGCCGAAACAAGGTGCTGAGAACAATCTGCAACTGGAGTTTGTTTCGTGAGTAACATCATCGAAGTAACTGAAATGTGGAGCAAGCCGGTTTCATCGGTCACGCTATCGGACAATTTCCGCAAGCGACAGATCAAGCTTCAGCGAGCGTTTCAAATCCTAACGACTCCACAGGCTAAAGAGGTCGATTGTTTTTCATCGACCGGCATCCTAGAAGGAGATCGATTCTCGGCAGACTTTCCGTATGCTTTCGCTGACAACTTTTCCTTGAGCCGGCAAAGCTTGATCCTATGGCAACTCAACATCGACTACACCGGCGAACTAGGGCCAAGCGAGAATGAGGACAATCCGCTATTTGCTCCACCTCGAATCGATTGGGACGACGTTGAGACTGAGGAAGAAATAGACGAGGATTGGGACGGAAACCCGATCCAGACGGTTAACGGTGAGCCGATCGAGGGCGTTAAGACATTGCTACCGGATCAGACGGTCACGATCAAACGGAACATGCTGATGTTTAATCCGTTTATTCAAGCTTCCTATCGCCGGTCGGTCAATTCCGATGCGTTTTTAGGATGGCCACCTGGAACAGCCAAACTGATGAAGCTTTCAGCCTCCAATGTGGTCACGCCTCAGCTTGCCTATTGGGAGGTTACGGGACAGATTCGATTTCGGTATCCATACCGAACGACTAACGAAAAAGCGTGGTATCGACGAACAAGGCATCAAGGCTTTTACAAGAAAATCGAGATCGACGATCCTGCCAACCCAGGCGAAAAGAAAAACATCATCGTCCGGGCGCTCAAGGGCGGTGAGCCGACAAACCGTCCGGTCTTGCTTGATGCCAACGGTTTTGAAATACCACAGACCGAAGGTCAACAAGTGCAGGCACATTGGCTAGAATTTAAGATTTACAATCCACTTCCCTACGGAGCACTCGGACTACTATGACAACGATTCCTGATATCACGATGGTTCTTCCTCCCGAGGTCATTACCAACTACACGATCGCGGGCAATGCCGACATCGCCTACACCAAGATCGCCCAAAGGGTATTGGCTGAGTCCGTTATTCCGTTGACGCAGGCTAGGGTATGGGATGCTGTGCAAACCAACTTGCCAGCGACACCTGCCAGCGATGATCTTGGGATCGTTACAGGCACTTGGGGAACAAATCCTGTCAGAATTACGGCAGGCGACGTAAAGGCTCTAGGATCGACGACTAGGCGGCTCTATTTGGCTATTCCGATCCCGTCGAACTATGAGGACGGGCAAACGATCCAACTCAGGATCCGGGCCAAGATGGAAACGACCGTCGCCGACGTGTCTTGCACGATCGACGCAGAGGCTTATGTCGGCTCCGATGGGGCTCTCGGTTCGGATCTTGTGACGACTCCTGCAACATCGATGAACAGCCTGTCAGCGGCGAACTATGATTTCACGATCAACGCTACGGGCGTGGATCCTGGCGATCTGCTTGAGGTTCGCTTGAGCATCGCAAGCAACGACGCAGCAACGGCCACGGCGGTTACTCCGGCGATCTACTCGGTCTCGCTCTTGTGCGATACGAGGGGCTAATCAGTGGCTCAACAGATCGGAGCGTATACGCCAAAGCAGGCGAAGCGTATTTGGGATGCAGTGCAAGCTTTCGAGCGATCAGGCACAGCGTCGCAAGGGGCTTTCCTGCCGTACACGCCGACTCCGATCTACTTCGTGAACAAGTCAACCGAGACGATTCCGCCTTACGGGTGCGTCCAAATGATCGGATCATCTGAGATCGACGGGACAACTTACATCGAGGTGGACAGGCCATTTGATTACACCGATTCGGTAATGGGGCCGTTTCTGCTCAATGGGCCGGGTGAGTGCTTACAAGATGAAATCGGGACAGCTCAATGGGGGCCAGTGTTCAGAGCAACGAAGGACTCAGCGACCTACACAACCGGCACTAGGATGGGGCCAGTTGCATCATCTTTCGATCTGTCGAAGGGGTGCTTGTTCACTTACATCGGCGACGACGAACAAGAGGTCGATCTAATCAAGGTCATCGCTTGCGAGACTCCATTGTTAGCGGTTGCAACATCGGGCATCGGTGCCAATAGTAGCGGAACGGTAACGGCTAAGGCTCCTGGCTCTGGCAATTGGACAGCGGGAAGCGTAACATATACCGCATGGAATCCGACCGGCGTTGCAATCGGTTCAGCGGCTCTTGTGCTGCTTTTTCCAGTCGATGCCAAGTGGCTTGCTGTGGAGTTGTGCTGATGGGTGGAATGGGCCGATGCTGTTGTGCTTGCGATTGCTTGCCATTGGAGGACTTGCCGACAGTGACTATCAGCGGTTACACCGGAGGCGGTTGGTCAGGCGATTGTTGTTACGAGCAAACGTTTACGCCAAACAGTACGCCGAGTTGGTCTAAGTCTTGTAGCGGAATGCTTTATGAAGGTCTCGTTACTGAGCAATGCGTAACAGATCACAGCCGATTTTTAACGCCGAATTATCGAGGTTTTGAATTCTTTCCTGGCGGGTGCGATGAGATCGC